GTTGATATTTTTAATTTTTGCTTTGCTATTTGCTCATAAGTCAACCCATCTCGTGCCCACCCCTCGATTAATAGCAGGCCATCTTTTGTCAACCAATAGTCAACAACCCTTTTATTTGCCAATTTTATCACCTCTTTTTTTAAGGCACTCTTTTTATCTTAATTATACCACTTTTATCTTTTATGTCAACATATAAAAATAACGCTGTATTGTACATACAACGTTATTTCACATAACACTTAGTAGTTATCACTATATAAGTTTTACTGCATCAATTTGTTTTATTGTCCTCTTTTTGGAACTTGCATTTTATGCACATTCCAGTATTTTGATAACTGCAATTGTCACATTTATTATAAAAGCAATCACAACAATCACAGTTTTTTTGCCCTGCTAAATTTGTGCTGCATATACTTGAGTACATCTTATTACACGTAAAATTATCTTTGTCTTTAATCATATTTAAACCACCTTTTTAAAAATTAATTTACGGACCTTTTGTGTTCCTAATTTATAGCAATCACCAAATAAAGTTAACCCCATAAACTCGTTATATTTGATATTGCCTTGACTAACTAATTTTCTTTTGCCATCGTTATCAATAATCGTGTCGCCTATCCTTATATCTTGTATGTCTACTGCTATCTCAATCCACATGATTTATCTCCTTTTAAAATCTTGGCGAGTCTCATTTACTGTTTGTATTTGGCTAAAATCTATATCAAACTTATTTGAGATTAGATTAATTATCTCATCTGACCTCAATGTTTTGCCTAAGAAGTTTAGTGTTTCACCTGACATATAATTTTTAAATATGTCAAAGGTTTTTTGTATTCTCTTTTTCCCATAACCTTTTAGCGACAAATCATATAAATATACCGCTATTACTGCTTTTGCTACATCATTTGATATGCTGTTAAACATATCATACTGACAATTTGCACAGCTTGTTTTTACATTACTTTTCATTTTATGCCTCCAACATATCCACGATATTTTGTTGATGTGCTATAGAGTCTTTCAAGTGTTCGACAACTATTCTCTCAAGTGATTTCTTGGCATCTTCTAAGTTGTTAAAAAAGTCAGTATCATCAATACTTAAACAACTAGTTAATGATGTATAGGTAAAATATAGGTATTTATAACCACCGTTATCATCGTTCCCTTTTAACTCTAAAATTTCTGTTTCGTTTCCATAAATTTCAACCACTAAAACATACTTTCCGTCTTTTTCAATCCATTTTTTCATCATTTTACCTCCATATTTTTGAATATATGTACTATTACATCTACTGTCCAACCATTCCCTATACATTCGTATCTTATTTTATCTAACTTAGAAATAGAATTAATATTTTCTAAAAAAGTATAATTATCTGGAAGCGTTTGCAATCTTTCACACTCTAAGGGGGTTAATTTTCTTATATTAGTTCTATTTTGTGGCTGATGTGTTGTAGAGATATAAGTATCGGTATCTGCCCTATGCATTTTCCAGCATGAAGCTACTACTGGTCTTGAAAAAGTTGGATTTATTTGTAAATTTCCACTTCTCCATCCTCCAGTTCCTTGTGATAAAATATATTTTACTGTTCCTTCTTTTAAATAATATCTATCTAATGCTAATTCTGTCTGTAAAATATTTTCTAATTTAATGTCTGTTTGTCTCTCTAATGGAACATTTATAGGAATATTAGTCCAATATAGTCTCCTTCTTATTTGTGCTGAAAAAAGAATTGAATCTATTTTAACTGGTTGAACGCCTAATTGTTCAGTTATTATCTTTATATCTTCTTTTCTCATGCTAGCTACATTTTCAAATAAAAAATATTTAGGTTTTATAGTTTTAAAAGCTCTAACATATTCCCAAAATAATCTTGACTTACCAGTTCCATTTACTCCATATTCTCCATCTTTTAAATAAACATTGGAGCTACTTAATCCTTGGCAAGGGCTTCCACCTATCAATAAATCTATTTTTGGTAAATCTCTACCTTTTACTTTTGTGACATCTCCTATGTGTTTTATGTTTGGATAGTTTTTTTCTGATACTTTGATAGCGTATTTGTCAATCTCGCTCGCATAGTATTCATCTACTTTTATACCTGCTCGCTCTAAAGCAACCATCCCACAGCTAATCCCATCAAACAAACTTAAAACTTTTATACCCATTATTTTACCTCCATATTTTTTTATACAACAATCTTATATTTAATCTCGTTAATCATCTGCTTAGCTAAATTATAATCAAATCTAGCTTTTATTAAAATCAATGCAGCATCTTTGATTTTGATATCATGATGTTTAGCAAGTCTCTTTATAGTTTTAATCATCGTTAATATATCCCTCACTGTCAATTATTATATGCAACCTCGGATCAGTTTTATCTACGCTAGCTTTTAACACTAAATTAATATTAAAAAAACTATCATCAAATATAATCCCTGCTCTTACTAAACCATCTAAAATAAATTTACCGCTGTAATTGTCAGGGTCTCTGCAGGTCTTGTCTTTAAAGTAATAAAATAAAGTAAGCTTACATTGTTTAATCGGCTTAAAAGGCTTGTTTTTAAGCGTATAAAGTCTTATTATCTCAGCCCATTCTTTTTTTGCTTTTTGATAAGCAAATCTTTGATTTTTACCAATAAATTGATTGTTTGACGGCGGAATAAAAGGGATTATGTAGTCAAATCTCATTTAATCACCTCTTTTATAACTTTGCATCTCTGGAATATTTTCGTGTGTCCATATGCAGCACATAATATTCCAATAAAAAGCTGACTCGTGGTCCTCGTCTATCTCTCCCAATACCCATTTAAAATAATGTCTAACTGCACTATCTATGTAACATTTACAAGGCAAACCTTTTCTCCAATTGTTCTCATTGTATTTTTTTGCACCATTTTCAAAGTGCTTTGCTATACGCTCTATTAAAGCATAATCCATGCGATAATTTATAGCCGACATAGCAGCATATAAATATGTTTCGTCATTTGTTTTTTGATAATAAGCCAAATTAGTTAACCTATTATCTTGATTAGCAGCTCCTAAAACGTCAAGCGGTAATA